GCATCCCAACGGTGATCGACGTTCGGCTGGTTGACGGGCCTGGGGCCGAGCCTTCGCGTGGGTTCGTCCACGAACAGCCGCTTGCCGCGTGCCCGCGCCTTGCGGATCGTCCACACCGCAGCGCCGAGGAAGAGCCACGAGGGGAAGAGCCACGCAGCGTTGGCGGCATGCTCGGCTAGCCACGTCACGACTGCTCCAACGGCTGCATCCTAGAGACCGCGGCCTCGTACTCACCCGCGCGGATCATGTCGGCGATCGTGAGGTTCATGCCTTGTCCCACGATGTGACGGTGTACTTGCCGAACCCCTGGGAGCGGGAAGCGCCGATGCCCTGGCGCTCACCGGTCAGCCAGATGTGCGCCCACTGCTCGTCGGTGAACTTGTAGTCCGTCTCGACGGTGAACGCGATCTTGGCGTCGGTAACGTACTCCTCGTACTGGATGCCGGTTCCGCGGAAGGTGTGGACGAATCGCTGGGTGATGCCGCTGGCCTCGGTGACGCCGAGGTGCAGCTTGTCTTCGATGACGTGGACGTGCTCGGCGAGGAACGACAGCAGGCCCTTGTTGGTCTTGCCCCAGCCGCGCATCTCCAGCTTGCCGGCGGCAACGGCGACGGAGGCGGCTTCCTTGAGCGCTGCCTTCAACTGGCGACCCTCAATAAAGAGTCCGTTCTCGTCGCGCTTGAAGCCGTTCAGGTGCTTCTGCGCGTCGACGATCTTGGCGGCCTCGTCGGCGGTGACGCCGCGCTCGGCCATGGTCTCGGCGACCATCTCGCGCAGCAGGTCGTCCTTCGCGCCGAGCTTGGTCCGGAGCCAGCCTTCGGCCACGTTCTGGTCGGTCGGGGTGCCGCCAGCGATGGTGCCGACCAGCAGCGTGCCGTTGAAGCGGTGGGGCCAGGATTTGACGTTGAACTTCTGGAACACGCTTTCAGTCATTTCAGTTCTTCTCTCTGGTTAGTCGGTAAGAGGTGGAGCGGCGAGTGGGGGGTGGGGCTGGGAAGTCGGATTAGGCGGGGGCAGTCGGTAGTGACTGGATCTGGGTCGGTGCGGGTTGTCGGTGCGGGTAGGGCGGGAAAGGGCTGCGCGGTAGCGGCTTGGCGTGGGCTGTCGGTGCGGGCGGAGACGACATGGGTGGCGGCGGGTGGTCGGGCAGGCGAGGGCTGACGGGGGCAGGTCTGCGGTGGGCTGGGCAGTCGGGTAGGGGCGGATGCGGGCGGGGATGGCGCGCGTCGGCACGGGTCGTCGGTGAGGGGTGATACGGGGCGACGCGGGGTGGTGTGGGACGTCGGGTGGGGGACGAGTTGGGTGGAACTGGGCTGGGGGGTCGGGCTGGGGACGAGTTGGAGAGGACATGGCTGGGGCAGTCGGGATGGGCAGGGCTGAGATGGAAAGACGAGGGCGGGCCTGGGAAGTCGGGACGGCTGGGGACGAGACGGGAAGGGAGGACCAGGGAAGTCGGGTAGGTGTGGGGTCGAGGCGTATTGGGGGGGCATGGGTCGTCAGGCGGCCTTGTTCTTGGGCGCTCGGATCGACGAGCGCAAGCGGAGGTACTCGTCCTCGGTCAGGACGTCTGCGGTGGTCTTGCCAGCGGGGATGCGCTTCGCAACCGCACGATGAAAGGCGGCCTCGAACAGCGCGGCATTGGAGCGCTTCACGTGCTCGCCAGCGACGAACAGGTGATCCGCGCGCGTCATGTCACCGAGGCGTCGGCGGAGCATGTCGTCGCTGACCACGAAGTGCAGGTCGAACGCCTTCAGCGCGTCGGAGTCGCCGTCACCGAACCGCTCGGCGGCATCCTTGAAGGCAGACCGAGGAGCGTCCGCAGCCCGCCTGCCGCGACGGGACCGGGCCTGGTCCCCCAATACCTGAGTCACGAACTGCTCGGCGTTCGCGTTCAGCCAGCCGGCCAGCAGGGAGGGGTTCGTCTTGCGCAGTTCGGCCACCAGATCGGCAGCCAAGACAGGCAGGATGTAATCCCCGCTGGGGATGCGCTGATCAACGAACGCTTGGAATTCGGCCCGGTAGTCGCGTGCCATGTCTGCTCTCCTCAGTCTTTGGGGTTGTCTTTGGGTTCGGTCTCATCCAGCGCGTCGAACACCAGCTCGGTAGCCCCGTTGTGGCCGTGGATGAACTCGACGTCGCGGATGTCGTTCCACACGGCAGTCGAGGGGTGCTCCCCAAGCCAGCGGACAGCAACGGAGCCGTCAGAGAACTCGCAAAACTCAGCTACGTCGCCGGTACCTGACACCTTGGAGATGTCGATGTGGCGGCGGAGACGGCCGGTCATGACTGTCATTTCGCACCGCCGTTGATCAGATCCAGCACGGCATCGGCCACGTCCCTGGCAGCCTCTTGCGCGTGAATGATGTGGGCGCCGCCGTCGATATACAGCTGCCGGATGCGCTGTTCGATCTGCTCTCGGGTCAGCTGGGGTGCGAGGTGCGGCAGGGCAGCCTCCAGAGCGGCGCGGGCATCCAGCCGAAAATCCTTCGAGCCGGCGATCGGCGCGTTGGTGACGAATGTCTTAGCGAGGGATCGCGTGGCTGCTTCCACGGCCTCCTCGGTGATGCGCGGGTCGCTCATGAGACACCGCCCCTGGGCCGGACGTGGATCGTGAGCGACTGATCGACCAGAACCTCTTCCACCGCGGCGCCGCTTTGCAGGCTGAACAGGTCCTGCTTCCTGCGCGCCTCGGGCAAGGCGTGGACCCATTGGTGCAACACGCCCGTACCGGCGTCGACGATGATGTCGACGTGGCCGGCCGGGGTGGCCGTGGCGCGCACCCACACGAGTTCCGGGTGCGCCCTCAGCAGGTCGGCTAGGCGGGTCATGCCCTCACTGAACGAGTGGACGGCGTACACATTGGCAGCCTCGCCAGGTCCCCCCGGCGCGGTCATGGCTTGTCCTCGTCGACACGGATGCTGCCTTCGGCAACCATCGCGTCGAGGTGCCGCTGCGCGTACTCGGCGGGCGTCTCGCCCGTCATGATGGGGTACTGGTTGTCGGCAATAGCGGCCAGTACCGCCAGGGCGTAGGAGGCGGTGGCATGGTGGTCATTGATGCGGTAGGCGGTCATGACCGGCCGCCTGACAGGTTGTCCTCGTCACGCAGCGGCAGCTCGGTGGCGTCCAGGCGGCGCTTCAGCCAGTTGCTCAGTGCCTCGATGATGAACATCTGCGATACTCCCCTTAGTCGGTGGCCTCTTCGTTCTGTCTTGGCTGGCAGCGAGGAGGCCGCTGCTTTTTCTTGGCTGTGAAGTTGGAAGCCCGGTCGGTACTGGGAGCGATGGCCACTCGGCGCCCCGGGGGGACAGGCGCGCTAACCAGCACCGACCGGGGTCTTAGGAAGCGCGCGGCTGTCGCGTGCGCGCTTCGATGAAGGCCTCGATGTCGTCAGCCCGGACCCTCGTCCGCGACCGCTTGGCGGTGGACGAGGCCATGTCCACGGCCCGCAGATCGCCATCGGCGATCAGCTTGTAGACCGTGTTAGGCGACACGTCCAGCTTCTCGGCCGTCTCCGGAATGGAGTACAGGAGCCGGGTGTCGCCGACACTCTTCAGCAGTTCACTGAGCTGATCGGCCAGCTGCTCGGCGCGGGGCTTCGGGCTCATCAGATCTCCTCGTACTTGAATTCGAAGGTGGCGGCGTCCACCGGGTAGAACTCGGCGTTCGTGCCGCGGACGATGTAGTCGCCGATGCGCACCTTCGTGACGTGGCGCAAAGTGGTGCAGATCAGGTCCTTGCCGCGCATCTTCAGCAGGTCCGTCGAGCGCCACTCGGCCGGCAGGTCGGTGAAGTTCCCGTTCCACTGGATGGCGTCGATCTCGCGCGGCCTGGCCACGTACCTGCGGACCTTCGATGCGCTGCTCATGGCTCCACTTTGCGCAACTATGCGCGACATGTCAACCCACAACGCCCCACAATGCGCAACATTTTTTGGACGGTGACTAGCGCAATGTGGCCTGGTTGCGCATACTGGCGCCGTGGCCAGGAAGATGACCGCAGGGATGCAAGCTGCTGGGCGGGAGCTTCGCCGAAGGCGGAACGACATCCAGTTGACCCAGGAAGATCTCGCGGAGAACTCCGGGGCATCCCGTCGCGCCATCCAGGATTTCGAGGCGGGTCTCAGGTGGCCACGCGAGTCGACACTGGGCCATCTGGAGCACGCTCTCGGCTGGGACCGCGGGTACCTGTCCGAGTACGCCGCCCGCGTCGATGCTCTGGAGGCTGACGAATCGGGAGATGACGGGGAGCGGCAGATCCAGGAGATGCCGTACCTGCTGCCGGCGGATCGGGAACTATTCCTGAAGATCTACCGGACCCGCCGAGATGACGACGCGGTGTTGCGTCTCGCGGAACTGGAGCGGCTGCGTGAGGCCGCGCGGTCACATCCTGACGCGGAGGTCGCGGGCCATTTGGTGGCAGCGTTCGACCGTCAGATCGCGGACCTGCGCAGCCGCGGCTACGAGTCGGTACCTATCGAGACCGAATCGTGATGTCGCCAGATGTAGCGCTTTGCATCGTCGTAACGATGCTGAGAGTACCGACCGCGCCCACCACCCCACGGGGTAGGACCTATAGAGCGGCGAACGCAGCCGGTACCCGTATGGGACAACGGCTCACGAGGGGACCGAGTTACGGTGCGGATACCGACAGTGTTAACGAAGTGCAAGTTCATGGCCGGAGGCGCAGTGGCGCTGATGACGGCGAGCACAGTGGGAGACCTCGACTGGCTGGCACGCTGGTCGATCCTGGCCAGCATCCTGGCCGCTGGCATGTGCCTGCGAGCCGCGGTCCGGGAAGTTGCCGACAACATCCAGTCGTACATCAAGAGGTGGTCCCACGACGTGTTCGAGGACGGTCTCAAGCGAGGTATCGAGATCGGCCGCGAGATGGAGGCGACCCGGCAGTTCATCTCCTCCACGCGTGACCGGGACTAACCATGGCCCACATCCGCAAGCTGAAGTCGGGGAAGTGGCAGGCCACGGTCCGCCACCCCTCCGGGCAGCGTTGGTCGAAGACTGACCCGTTGAAGCGGGTGGTGCAGCAGTGGGCCAGCGACACCGAGGCGGCGATGCGGCGCGGCGACTTCATCGACCCGGCCGCCGGCAAGATGACGCTCGGGGACTGGTGGGTGAAGTGGTCCGCCACCCGGCGGGTCGAGTCCGCCACGGCCGCGAAGAACACCTCCCACTGGCGGGTGCATGTCGAACCCGCCTTCGGGAGGTGGCCGCTCGCGACGATCAAGTCGTGGGACGTGGAGAAGTGGGTCAGCGATATGGTGGCCGCGAAGGTCGGGCCTCCCACGGTCGCGGCGTCGCTGAGTCTCCTGACTCACATGCTGAATGCCGCGGTGAAGCACCAGCTGGTCGGCGCCAACCCGGCGTCACTGGTGAGCGCGCCGACCGTGCCGAAACACAAGGACCGGTTCCTGTCTCGCGATGAGGCGGCGCGGCTGCTCGACCAGTTCGACGGGGTGAATCGGCTGTTCGTGGAGGTGCTACTGGGGACGGGGTTGCGGTGGGAGGAGGCCACTGGTCTGGACGGCCGGCACGTCAACTTCCTCCGCAGGACGATCACGGTGGAGCAGGCACTCGGCAGAGACCGGCAGATCAAGCCACCGAAGACCCGTGCCGGCTACCGGGATGTGCCGTTGACCGACGAGCTCACGGAGGGGCTGTCACGGCATGTGGTGAACCTGGCCAAGCCGGTGTTCCAGCAGCCGAACGGGGAGAGGTTCGACTACTCCAACTGGCGGTCGCGGGTGTGGGTGCCTGCGGTGAAGGCGGCGAACCTGGCGGACCCGCAGCCGACGCCTCATGATTGCCGCCACACGTATGCGTCGTGGCTAGGTGAGCAGGGTGTGTCGCCTCAGGACCTTGCTGCGCTGCTGGGGCATTCGGACTGGCGGATGGTGCAGCGGTACGTCCATTCGTCGGAGGCGCGTATGGACAGGGCAAGGGACGCGTTGGGCGTACCCTCGAACAAGAGTGCCCGGCACAGCGGCAAGGCTGCACCGGGCTGACCGAACTGATTGGAGTTCGACCATGACTGAGATTACAGGTGAGACAGTATGGGTGCTGTCGCACGGTGAGTACTCTGACTACAGGGTGATGTGCGCGTGCCCTTCCAAGGATGCGGCCGAGCTGCTGGCCGCTCGATTCAACTCGACCACCAGCTCGTACGACTCGGCCTCTGTTGAGGAGCTGCCGATCTGCGGACCGGACACGCAGCAGGTGGAGATCCTCCACGTGACGGCGAACCTTTGGGACAACGGCAAGGAGTCGGAGACCAAGACGTCGATCCGCACCGTGTGGCCGTTCGCCGACTTCGCCGGGATGCCCTCTGCGGTTTCATGGCGCTGGGTCCGCGCGCCGGTGCACAACAGTGCTGGCGGGCGGCTCGACGTAGAAGGCGTTGATCACGAACGTGTCCGCAAGGTGTTCGGGGAACGCCGGGCGCAGATCCTCGCCGATGAGACCGGTCAACTGCGCAAGGCTGGTGAGCGGACCGGCGGTGCCTGATCCGAGCGGCAGGAGAGCGGCAGGAGCAGTGACCAATACTGGGCAACAGTGGTCAACATGAGGCATGTTTTACGCTCAGCCGACAGGCGACCGGCCTCTGACCTGCGTCTTTCGCATCCATGGCATGGAAGAGGTCAGGGGTTCGAATCCCCTAAGCTCCACCTAGGATTTCACGCTCAACGATCACTTTCCGAAGCGGTTCCGAAAGCCCGCTCCATAACTCGGAGCGGCACACGAGCGGCAGGAGTTTCCAGCATGAGCGGAGTCGAGTGGTGAGCGGCGCAAGCGTTCACCCCATGAGCCACCCCGAAGATCCCGCGCCAGAAGCGACCATGGGTGACCTGCTGATCCAGCTGCGGCGGATGGCCGACGCAGCAGAGGCCCAGCTCGACCGTTGCGGCGAGAGACGCGGAGGTGGCAATGCGGCGTGCGGCCTGCTGCCGAACCACCGCGGCTACCACGTCACGCTGGACGGCCGCGACATGTGGCTGGACGACTGACACAAGAAAGTCCCCCCACTCCCGGCGAGGGGAATGGGGGGACTTCTGCTTACCCGCACGTGCGCATTTGGGCTTGCCAGCCCAGGCTACATCAGCCGAGGTCGTCGCTGATCCGGATCTGGATGTAACCCCTGGTCGGGAAGGTTTGCTTGTGGCCACCCGGCCAGGTCGCCTCGAACTCCACCAGCAGCAGCCCCGCGGCGGCGGTCTGCGGTGAGACCCACTGGTGGATGACGGTGGCCTTCCACTTGTCGGTCGGGTCCACTACCGGGGTGGTGGTGGCGTTGATCAGGAGGGCCGTCTCCCCACGTAGCCGGCCGAGGATCTTCCACGACTCCACGAGGGTCAGGTCCACCGTCGTCGGGGATGCGACCAGGTCCACGACCAGGTCAGGTTCCAGGTCACCGCGTTTCGGTCCGTCGATCGTCACTCGGGGCTCCTAGCGGTAGCGGTAGACACGGCCGGAACAGCGGCAGCGGTGAGGGTCGCAGCGCGTGGGGCCGCGACGGTGGAGTAGTCCCGGACGGTGGCGGTCACTTCCTCGGGAGCCTCGAACTGGGCCACGACCTCGGCCGCGCCGGCCAGGAGTGCGGTGATGGACAGGGGGCCCGTAGCGATCCGCTCGAGCAGGGCGGTACCCGAGAGTGTCGCCGTCCCCGAGAGATCGCCTGAGGCGACGCGTGTGGCCTCTGATGCGCCCGCTAGCGTGGCCGTGGTGGTCAGGTCACCTGCTGCCGTGCGGACCAGCAGGCCGTCGCCTGTGAGCCCAGCGGTGACCGTTAGGTCTCCTTCGGCGGACAGGCCACTGAGCACGTCGGCAGCACCGGTCAGGGTTGCGACGGCGGAGAGATTCCCGCTGCCAACCTTGGCTACCGATGCCGCACCGGTAGTGAGGACCGTGGCCACGAGGTCGCCGAGGACCGGCTTGATCCCGGTAGCCGCACCCGTGAGAGCAGCGACAGCAGCAAGGGTACCCACTGCGGACATCGCCAGGGATGCGGCACCCGAGAGGGTAGCGGTGGATGACCGGTCACCTGAGGCCGACTTCTCGGCCGAGGCAGTTCCAGCGAGGGACGCGGTAGTTGATGCGTCGCCGGTCGCGGAGTGGGTCGTGAACGACGGCACGAGCTCCAACGCGACGACGTAGGCCGCGGTGCCCGCCGTTGCACTCGTCCACGCGGCAGGCGACTCCGGGACCCCAGCCGTGAGCCCGGTGAGCTTGTCCGCGATGACTACGCACGTGCCCCCGGATCCACCGGTGGCGAACGAGCCGCGCACCGCGTACCCCGCAGGGGCGGAAGGGACCACGGAACTCGACACCCGGTCCATGTAGATCAGGACGATCGCCGACCCGCTGTCCGTGGGGGTGATGCTCGGACTGTTGTGGCTGGTGACGCCCGTACCACTCGTCTCGTTCTGCGAGGTGACGTTGGTGATGCTGGGGTTGTAGCCGCGGTACAGCGCGATCACACCAGTCTGGCGGTTCGCGCCACCACAGATCAGCGACACGTCCCCGGATTCCGAGCCGGTGCTGTCCAAGCTGGCAACGATGGCGCGCAGGGAGCCGTCCGCGTTGGTGAACTCGGACGTGAACCCCGAGGGCGGCTCCGTGCGCGTCTGCGTGTTGTCGCTCGCCCATCCCACGATCGCGACGTCGTCGGCGTTGTGCGCCGGCCAGGTGGTCCCGGTGAGGGTGGTGACGGAGGTGGTGGTGGACGAGGCGTCAGCCGCTACGAAGGTGCCCATCGCTCACCTTCGTGTGGGTTAGGCCGCGATCGGCGTCAGCGAGGCGGTGTGTGAAGTGAGGGTCAGGGTGTCCCCGGTGTTGACCGTCTTGGATGCGGTCAGGGCGTACGAGTACAGAAAGTTGCCCGCGGCGGATGCGTCCCACACCGAGATGTGGCTGACGACCTCACCGTTGGTCCCGGCCCAGTTCGTCCACGCCGGGAGGGTGGTGGTGATCGCCTTGCTGCCAGCGGACGCGGCGGACCAGGTGAACTGCATGCGGGTCGTCACCGAGGAGGCCGACCCACCCGCCGTTCCGGTAGGTCCAGGATCGGCAATGCAGAGCTTGGCCCACGCCCCTGCTGGAGCGGTGAACGCAGTGCCGCCCAGCATGTCGAGCCACTTGTTCGCCAGGGTGGTAGCGGCGAGTCCAGTAGTCATCCGTCAGGCCACCTTCGTGATCAGCACGTACACATACGAGATGTCGGCACTGGTGTGACCTGACATCCAGAGGTCATCACCGGCGTCCAGTACGAACTCGATGCCGCCATCCTCCGGAATGAGGAAGCCGGAACCTGCCTGCGTCACCTCTTCTTCGGCGAATCCGATGCGTTGTTCGGCTTCACCAACGACATACATGAACACCCGCCGAGCGATGGTGTCGGACCCCTCGATGGTGCCCGCGGTTGTACGGGCGCTGGTCCTGAAGCCCTTGTATCCGGCCATGTATCAGCCCTCTTCTTTCTTGGTTTCGGTCTCAGCTTCTTCGGCTTCCTTGGCCGCTGCGATGTCAGCGGCCTTGGTCACTTCGGCCTCGCCTGTGAAGACGAGTTCGTAGCGGGTATCGGGCATGGCTGGCTCCGGTCAGGTGAGGGTCTGCAGCAACTGCAGCGCTGGGACGAGGACCCACAGCGCCAGGCCGGCCGCGGTCAGGTTGAACCGGGCGGGGACACTGAAGGTCGCCAGGACGAAGAAGACGAACGAGACGGTCAGCAGCAGGAGGTAGACGACGGTCACGTCACGCCTCCGCCGGCTTGTTCGGGATGGCGAAGGTGGCGACCGCGGTGCACGCTGCGCTGGCCAGCATCAGCCAGGGGCGGACGCTGTCCGGTACGGGCACGTCTGGCATGCCGAGGACGGCGGTGATGACGCCACCGATGAGAGCGGCGTACGCCTTGGCCCGTTCGGCGAACTTCATGGAGTGCTCCCTACTTCGGTCTCAGGCAGTTGCCGGAGATGGTTCACGTTGGGGTTCCGCTCGCCGAGGACGAGCTGGTCATCGACGGTGAGGAACAGGACGTGGCCGGGTTTGAACACGACCTTGTCAGCCTCGACCTGCTGCTTGATCCCGGACCACGACTCGAACTCGTAGGTCACGGGATCCTGTCGGTGTCGGCCTCGATGCGGTCCAGTTGGAGGCCGATGCGGCCACCTGCGCCGAGCGCCTCGGCGCCTATCCGGGCCTTTACCTGTGCGTCCTCGGCGGTGGACTGGGCACCGGCGGGGCCCATCATCTTGGCCCAGACGAAGTTCGCGATCTTCTGGGCGTCGGCGTCGGAGATAGCCATGAGTACGTCCTCCGTAATGGTGGGCCCAGCCTTCAGGCGGGCATCTACTGCGGAACGGAACTTGTACATGAGTACGTTGCCCGGGTCGTTCTTGCGGCGGGTGTGCTCGCGGTGGGCGAGGCAGGACGCTGCGGTCCAGCCGTGGAAGTCGCAGACTGCGGCGGCGACGAGGACGGCGCTGTTCCACATCGCGGCGGTGGGCGGCTGGCCACCGTCGTATCGCCATTCGTTGCCGTAGTAGTAGCCGTTGCCGTTGAGGTCGTCCGGGCCGGGCTTGATCTCTTCCGTGTAGGCGTCATAGTTCTCGGACGTGACCTTGGCTAGCGTCGTACTGGATCCGGACCCGGCGTGGTTGGCCCGGCCTGCAGCGCCGAGGTGGACGTCTCCGTCCATGTCGGTGGCGATGTTGCATAGCGGCCCCGGGATGCCTTCCTCGGGGCGGCCACGGACGAACAGGAAGTTCAGGTAGTCGTCGGACTGTCCGCCGTCCGAGCCGGTGTGGTGCTGCATGAAGCCGCGAGGCGCGAAGTCCCCGGGTCTGCCGCGAGTGCCGAAGCCGGGGTAGACCTTGAACTTGACGCCCCACTTCAGCATCTGGAAGACCCACTGGGTTTCGTTCATAGGCTTAGCCATTGCTGTTCCCCGTTCCTAGTTGCCCGCGGGCGGATCGATCACGGCCAGCCGGCAGGGGCCCTGGGCAGTGCTCGTGGTTCCGTCGGTGTAAGTGATGACCCAGTGGGACTCGGCACCGTTGCCTACACAGTCGGTGTCGGAGATCCCTCGGCCCTGGGTGCCTTGCGGCCCTACTGACCCGGGTTCGCCTTGGGGCCCGGTCTCGCCGTCGGCGCCAGTCGGGCCTTGATCGCCCTTCTCACCTGTAGCCCCGGGTTCACCCTGCGGTCCTTGGGGCCCGGTCTCGCCTCGCTCTCCGGCGGCCCCTGTGGGACCTGACGGGCCAACACAGCGAGATGGCTCAAGCAGGCACTGAGGAGACCTGCCCGTGATGCCGATCGGGCCTTGCTTGCCCTGGATTCCCGGAGGCCCCTGAATTCCCTGCAACCCGCGCGGCCCCTGAGAGCCTTGGGGACCCGCCGGGCCTTGGCCGCCAGGCTTCCCTTCTGCCACAGGCTGTCCACCGAGGGAGCGGACCTGTGCCGCGAGCGCGGCGTTGTCGGCCTGCGTCTGCTCGAGCTCGTTCCAGAAGAACGCGCCGGCACCGACCACCACCGCGAGGACTGCGGAGCAGAGCAGGGCCAGCAGCAGCACCACCAGGTCCCGCCGCTGCTTCGTGTGCTGGGACTCGGGCATTGCCTATCAGCCCTTCAGGGTCAGAATGATGCCGACGAGGATCGGCGCGATCACTGCGGTGAAGACCGCGAACAGTGCCTGCCGACGTTGCGCGGCGGCACGATTGTCGGCCTCTGACTTCTCGCGTTCCCGCTTCTCCCGCTCTGCCTTGGCTTCGGCCTGCACAGTGGTGATGTCTTTCTCGTTCTCGCGCATCCGGAAGTCCATCGATTCCTTCTCGGCCTTCCATACCTCGACCGTGAGGACCTTGCTGGCGAGTTGATCGATGGTCCGTTGCAGGCCGGCGAGAATGCGTACCACCTCACCGATCGTTGGCTCGTCTGCCACATCAGTCCCCATTCAGACGGGCGGCATTGGCCGGGTCGTCCCCCGGAGTGATGCGCGGTATGGCGAACACCACGGCGAAGGCGCGGCAGGCTGCCTCGATGGCGGCGATGCGTTCCTCGTGGTCGGCGAGTTGGGCTTTCAGTTCGGCGATCTCCGCGTGCAGGTCTTCGATCGGGTCGGGTGTCTTCTTCCCCATCAGGGGAGGATGGGCTGCGCCAGTGCGGCGCGGATCTCGGCAACGACTGCGCTCATGTCAGCCACCGCAGCGGTGAGGGCGTCGTCCTCGATCCCGTTCGCTGCGAGTGCCGCCTCCAGGGCGTCCGCGCGCTTCTCCAGCAGGCCCCCGTCGCGGCCGATGTCGTAGGCGTAGACGCCTCGCAGGTCGGCCTGGTAGCGCGTGTAGGGCTTGCCGTCGCGGTCCCGGGCACCAGGGATCGCGGTGGTGTACCAGGTCTGGATCTCCTCGCGGAAGATCTCCCGGAGGCGGGTCTCCTGCTCGGCGGTGAAAACGGGTGGGGCCACTACGAGGACTGGCATGGTGGCCTCCAAGTTGTTGCCAGAGCCCGCTACTCCCCGCTACCTTGGAGTCTCAGCTCGTGGGGGGCTGTAGGAGCATGGGGGAAACACAATGACACGACCGTTGGGCCTTGGTGCGCCCAGATCCAACAAAGGCGACCGGGGCGTAGAGAAGAGGCTCACCGCACTCGCTGGCCTGACGCCGCTCAAAGGCGAACGGCTGCTTGACGTCGGCTGCGGTGACGGCACCTACACCAGGCGTTTCGCCGAAGGCTGGGAACAAGTCACCGCTGTAGACGTCGAACCCGCGCGGCTCATCGACTTCCGCACCGAGATCGCGGGCACCGAACTCGACCGCATCGTCGTACGGCAGATGCCCGCCGAGCAGCTGGACCTGCCGAACGATGCGTTCGACACGGTCACCACCATCGAGGTGCTGGAGCATGTGCAGGATCTCGACCAGACGATCAGCGAGATCAACCGCGTACTCGAACCCGGCGGCCGGTTCCTCATCACGTCACCGAACCGGTGGTTCCCGTTCGAGACCCACGGGTTCTTCTTCCTGCGGAAGCGGAGGTGGGCACCGAGGTACAGCCTGTTCCTGCCATGGATCCCGCCGCTGCACCGCAGACTGGCGGACGCGCGATCCTTCACCGTGCGGGGACTGTCGCGGCAGATCGAAGGCCATGGCTTCACCCTCACCGGGGTGGACTACATCATGCCGCCGTTCGACCGGTCCGGGCTGGGCGGGAAGATCCGCCGACTCACGGACCGGGTCGAGCGGTCCCGGTTCAAGTGGTTCGGGATGGCATTGGTGCTGGTGTTCGAGAAGGACTAGCAGCCGTGTGAGCATCCACCATGAAACGAGTGCTCGCGCCAGTGGGTCAGGGCGACCTTCAGTTCCTCGATGGTCTGTGGTTCCGTGAGGGCGGCACACTTCTCGTCGCAGGCCACGAGGTCACCAGGCGTGTCCCATGTGCTCCGCGTCAACGGGGGCTGAGTAGTATCTGACACATCGACTCCTCATCCAGTCGGTCACGTCCCGGGGCGGCTACCACCGTCGCCGGGACCTCGCATGCAGTCTACGCCGAGCCACCGGCGAACTAGATCAGCAGCAGGCCATCGAGGAAGCTCGCGGTCGGGGTCGTACCCGAGATCGGGGTCGTTGTGTTCGCGGCCTTCACATTGCCGACCAGGTTGATGTTGTTGTATGTGCCGTCGTACCAGACGCCCCGCTGCGAGGTCTCGAACCGGATGCCCGACCCGACGCCACCGCGGTTGAACGCCGACAGTCCGGCGATGATCAGCTCGCTCGTCGACACCCGGAACCCGGCCTGGTTGCACGAGTCGGCCACCAGGCCGGCCGCGGTGTACGGTGACCCGTCGAAGTAGAAGCCGACCTCATCGTCCTGCGCCTCGAGCCCGGTGAGCGCACCCCGGCCGCTGGTGAAGTAGAACCCGGCAGTCTGGGAGTAGAAGGATTTCGAGTTGCTGATCTTCGTGTTGCCGGTGTCGATCCGGTACCCGTAGTTCATGCCGCCGATGTGGCAGTCGGAGATGAACGAGTCCGACGCAGCCTGAAGCCAGATGCCCGAGCCGCCCGTGTACGTGCCGCGGATCTGCAGCCCGTAGATGATGTTGCCGCGGTTGTTGTCGCCCGACCCGGCGTGCAGATAGACGGCGTGACGGCTGGTCGAGCTGTTGAAGCCGGTGATGTACAAGTCGTGGATGTGATGGTCGGAGTCAGGGTTCGAGTCCGGATACAGGCTGGTGCTGCCGGAGCCCGTCATGTCGAAATTGATCCCCGAGCACGTGCCTCCCGAACTGCTGTTGCCGTTGAGCCAGAAGTCCGACAGCTCACACAGGTGGTCGTTCACGTTGGCCAAGGTAATGACCCCGGGCTGATTACAGGTGACTGCGCGGATCTCCGTCAGCCGCCCCTGACCCTTCAGGTGAACCCCTGTGCGCATCTTGATCTGGGTCGTTCCGACGTTCACCCGGCCGCCGCTGATCTCGACCATGCCCAGTTGCTTCGCGCCGGCAGGCATCCCCGCGTTGCGTGACTGCAGCGGGGCGGCCAGGTCGGTGGCCTGGTTCATGATCACGCCATCGTTGGTCCCGGTGAGGACCAGAGTGTACGGGTCGGCCGCTGCTGCGGTCTTCCATTCGGTGGGCGCATCGGCAGTGAGGATCTGCATCTTCACCGGCCGCGGCGAGGTGGTGAACCCACCGTGCGTGTGGTTGCCCTCGGCAGCGGTCCCAGCGGTGGTCCCGAGCACGACGCCGAGCGTCCGGTTCGTGGTTAGGTCTCCACCGCCCGACATTGCCGTGCCTGCGGAGACGGTGAGGGACGTTGGTACGGCGTTGAGGTCGGCGGCGGTGATCGTCACGTTGCCGGAATCGGTACCGCCCGCAGCGGTAGTGATGTCGATGACCCCGGACACCCCGGAGGAGGGCAGTTGTGCGGACGGGACCTTACCGGTCGCGTCGAGGGACGCCACGCCAAGGGCTGCCGCCTTCTCCGCCGAGCCGATCGGATCCAGCGCCTCCAGAACGCGCAGTCTGGCCACGTCGTTGACGGGGCGGGCCAGCCACCGCTGTCCACCCAGGACGCCCTGGCCCTGGCCGGTGACGTAGACGGCGTCGAGGGTGTCCTCGGCCCAGAACAGGAACGTGGACGAGGTCTCAGCCGGGAAGATGCCAGAGGGAGCCGCACTACCCGCAGTGGTGTAGGAGCCGGTGAACAGGGCGATGTCGGTGATCTGCGACCCACCGGAGCCAGCGCCCCACGCCTCCAGAGACGCGCCAGGGTTCAGCTTCAGTACGTCCACCGTGCCACCCGCCGAGGCGGGGACGGTAACGGTGGTGACCACGAAATCGGACGCGGTACCGGCGTACAGGATCTTCGCCATGGGACTCCTTCAAGGCATGCGGAGGAGACCCACGCTGTGGGTCAGGGAGGGGAGGATCAGAGGTCGGCGTAGCGGTAGTGCCAGACCGGGCTACCGCTGATGATCTGGCCGGCGGCCATCGTCACGTCGTTGAAGCCCATCGACCCGGTGCCCGCCGAGATATACAGGCGGCACGGGCTGGACCCGGCCCAGATGGTCTCGGTGATGTCCACCCCGCCGCCGGGCCACAGCGCGGACGGGAGGGTGACGGAGAAGTCGACATCCGTCCCGGTGCCAGTGACAAGCTTGGTCCAGTTGAAGGCGACCTTCACCATGCCATTGCGGATGCGCGCCTTCATCGTCCCGCCAAACCCTGCGGGAGCAGTGAGCGCATCATACCATCCGGTGTCACTGTCAGCCCTGAACGTCCATCGCTCTGACCCGAAGCCGCCGAGGAGGATCTTGCCGTTGTCCGGCGAGGTCACCAAGCGACCGGGGAAGGCGGTCGGCGCAACACTGTCGGCGGTCTGCGCCAACAGTCCGTCTACCAACCAGACCCGCCGGTCGCCTTGGGCGATCGTCGTCGCCGAGTAGTCCGCAGCGCTGTGCGGCAGCACTCCCTGACAGAGTGGCACGTCGAAGACGACGCCCGGGGACTGGTTGTAGGCCGGCGGTTCCGGGCTGCTGCTCGGGGTCCCGGCGATCAGGATCAGCGCGGCTGCGTGAGTGGTCCAGTTGATCCTCATGACCATCAGGTCGATGCGGGGCAGGCCGGACGTGTTCGCCGGCGCGGCGGCTGCCGCTGACGCCGCCGCATCCATGGTCACGTGGACGCCTGGGGCGAAGCACTCGCCGGGCTGAATCAGCATGTTCCGCGCGCCGGGTACGCGCGTAGCGGCCAGCGACGAGCCACCGTAGCCGCCGATGACACCGTGACCACCGACCGCGCCCATGATCTTGGAGAACTCGGTCTCGCTGACGGTGCCGACGAAGCCAACCGGGTCGATCGCCATCAGGCCTCCCTCTCGAACTTGTTGATCCGGGCCCGCAATCTGCGAAGCTCCAGATAGACGGCGCTCGCACGCTCCGCTGCGCCCAGGTCTCCGACGACCGGCTGCACATCGACGCCGTTCTCAACGGAGTCGGTGATGGTGACCTGCCGAACCTTGTCGGTCAGCGTCACGGACGGGAGTAGCTCCGTCGTGACGGTGTCGCCGAGGTTGTAGGTCTCGCCGAACCGCATCGACTCCGTATCCCGCGGTACGACGGTGAACGAGTAGGTGGGGACGTTCTCCTCGAGGTCGTCGAGACCCTGCTCGTAGCGTTCGGCGTCGGTGTCACCGGAGCTGTCGTAGAACGACTCCGTGATACCCCAGCCCGTCTCCGAGGATGTCAGCTTCGACAGCATGTAGCGGCGGGCCGCGTCCTCACCGTCGAGGCCGATGACGTTGCGGGTCTTCTTCGGGCCCTCACTGGTGAACTCCCAGTCACGGAGGTTCCCCAGCGAGCGGGAGAGCCTGACCGGTTGCGTCGCGGACTCGTAGACATCGAACGACAGCTCGCCTGCCACCTGAGTGACACGCAGCCCCAGTCCGGTGATGTCTGCGATCCGGGCGCAGGCCTCGAGCACCGTCTCCCACCGCGGCCCGTAGGTCCTCACCGCGCCACGAGCCAGGTTGGTTGCCACCGACAATCCGGGGACAGCGAGCCGGGTGACACAGTTCCGGGTGACCCAGTACTTGATCATCGTCTCGGCGTCGTCGGTGATCGCGTCCCGTACGGTCGGCTGGGTGAACCCCACCCCGTCGGCGGGGAAGGTCGCGAGCGGGTTGGGGAACGCCAGTCTGCGGTTGAGCCAGATCAGGTCGTCGTACCCGTAGACCTCAACGTCGTCGGTGTTCCCGTTGCGCGCGCGTCTGATCCCGAAGGCAGGGCCGGACATGATCCGTGTTCCCCGGTAGTCGATCGTGACCCTTCGCCCAGCAGCGGTGAAGAGGTTCACTCCACCGTCAGTGAGGGCCAGCGTGAACCGCCACGACCCCACCTGGTTGTGACGGAGGATCACCTCGCTGGAGGTGTATGAGCCGATCCTCCCGGCCTTCACGAACGGGGTGGAGGTTCCGTCCCACACCTCGATCAGGAACGGTGAGCGGGGCTCGGCGGACGCGACCGGTACAGGGGGGGCCTCGGTCACATCCGCCGCGCCGGCCAGGGTGGCGGTAGCCGCGAGGTTTCCCGTCGCGGTCCGCGTGAGACCTGCAGCACCGACGAGACCTGCGGTTGTCGCCCGGTCGCCTGAGGCTTCGCGGGTGACTGCTGCAGCGCCCGTAAGGGACGCGGTGGCGGTCCTGTCTCCTGTGGCTTCGAGTACGGGTGCGAGCTCGACCAGGTAGACCATTGCCGACGTGGACCCGACCGAGACGTTCCAGTCCCCCGGCGTGAACGGCGTGAGGCCGTGCGTACCGGACAGGTCGTCGGCGACGTGCATGAAGATGCCACCCGTGCCCGACGTGCCGAACTCAAGCCTCGAGGTGAACCCGGACGGCGGGGTAACCGTCGTGTTGCCGGTGGACACGCGATCCATGTAGACGATCACGAATCCGGAGCCGGTCTTCTGTGGCGTGATCGCCGGGGACGCGTGGGTCGTTACCGCGGTGCCGCTGGTCTCGGGCTGGTTGACGATCTGCTGAACGTCGGTGTAGCCATTCCAGACGCCGAGCGCACCGACCTGCCGCGCACCGGTGGTTGTCGTGAGGGTGACATCCCCGGACTCGGAGCCGGTCATCGAAGAGGGGATCAGCTTGCCGATGACGGCACGCAGGTTCGTATCAGTCAGGTCCGCGAGCGACGTGAACGCCGCGTCCATGGTTCCGGTGTTGGTGCTGTCGCCGTAGCCGTGGGCAAGCAACGCCAGGTCGTCACCGGAGTGAGAGGGCCAGGTGACGCCGGTCAGAGTCGTGACGCTGGTTGTCAGAGCACTGATGTCGCCGGCGACAAAGGTGCCCACTACCAAGCCCGCCAGAACTTCGGCGTGAACTCAACCTCGACCTTCGTCCCCGCGTCGGAGCCGACCAGCGTCAGCCCCAGCTGCGTGGACGCAGACGCAGGGATCGCGCCGAACTCCACCGCGCCGGCATCTCCCCACATGTTCGCCCCCAGGTCGTCGACCATGGTCTGCTTCTCGGGGTTGGAGTCGATGCGGATCCAGTGGTTGAGGGTCTTGGTGATCGGGAGCGCGATCGACTTCCCGCCTACGGTTCCGGTAAACGAAGTAAACGGGCCATGGATCGTCCACGTCGGCCAGACGTCCACGTCGCCGGGGTTGGTGACGATCGCGTTGTCGGTGGTCTGCGAGTTCGCGATGTAGAAGTCGGGGGCGAAGGTTCCGACCCCGCCGCCGTAGAAGTTCACGCCCGTGACGGACTCGAACTCCAGCAGGACCGAGTCACCGTAGTAGTACGGCTGCTCCGCGGTGAAGCGGAGCTTGTGGCTGTACCAGTACAGGCCGTAGTTCGAGGACAGGAACTCCTCGTCAGCCCCAGACAGGTACCGCAGGTTCAGGTACCGCCGGTTCCCCAGCGGGTCGGCGACAGTGAGGACGCCGACCTTGTCCGGGCGCAGCGTCGACATGAACCGCGCCTGCTCCGCCCGTGCCTCCGTGGGCGTGGAGCCCGTGACGAAAACCGGGAAGTCAAAGACGCGCTGCTGCACCCGGTACCCCTGCCAGGTCGCGCCGTCGGTCGTGGCGGACTCGGTGAAGTACTGGGTGACCGGCGGCATCCCGAGACCGTTGCGGCCCTCAAGTTGCATCACCGCCGACGAACCGAGTCCGCCCTGGATCTGCCACGTCTCGGCGTTCCATCCTGTCCAGGTGAACGACAGCAGGTCCGTCGCGATGTACGGATCCCCGATCCGGGTGGGGACATCGACGGGCGGGGTGACGGTTCCGGGGCTGACCACTACCGGCATGTCAGCCTCCGATCTCGTACGAGCGAGCGGCTTCCCGGTTCATGGTCTTGACCTCGGTGCGGACCACCCGTCGGACCTCGCCTCCAACCTCGATCGGGATAGTGGCGTAGACGGTGCCCACGCCTGCGGTGCTCATTGCCCGAAGCATCGACTCAGCGAGCTTGTCGTAGTCGACGGCAGGCGAGGCGAGGTCGGCGAACTGGGTCTTGTTCAGGACCGCTTCCGGTTCGCGGGTCTCGTTGTAGGCGTACTGTCCGGGCCTCAGGACACCGCCGTTGCGATACCCGAGAGCGACTGGTCCGCCGTCGGAGAACGTCTGCTTCGAGGTGCTGTAGCCCAGACCTCCGCTTGTGACGGCTCTCTGGTTCGCGCTCTTGCCGCCCCCGCCCAGGCCGTTACCGCCACTGAGGAACGACTGCACCTGACGCTTAGCCGCGGGGGACGCGGACGAGTCGCCGATGGCGATGGAGTGGATGTGGTGACCCCATGGCCCCTGCGACGGGGTGCGGTGCCACGCGGCGAAGTTTGCCTTGCGGAGAGCGGCCACCGCGGCGCCCCAGCCTCGAGGGCCGTCGGTATCCATCGCCCCACCGCCGGCGTGAGTGGAACCAGACGCTGCCACCGAGGTGGAGTAGGAACCCTGGGTGATGTGGAACCTGGCGCCCAGGATTCTCTCGGCGTTCAGCAGCATCGCGATCGTTCGGGCGTTCAGCCTCTTACCTCGGAACGTCTGCACGCTCCCTGGCGGACCGCCCACGCCGAGGACTTCCTGGCTCTTCTTCGCGATCTCCTGGCCATAGAACCGGGCGATACCGTCCGCAACGCCTTGGACCGCGGCACCGCTCGGGGTGGAGGCGTTGAGGCCGATGTGCACGTCACCGCCCGCGGCGTAGCCCTTGAGGACACCCTGGCGCATCTTCTTGACCGCGCCGTGTCCGCCGGCCGCCTGGACTTCCTTCGCGGTCCACACGTGCTCGTTGTTGCTGAGCATCGCCGGGATGGAGTCGCTGGTCGCGGTGCCTGCGCCGAACACCGGTCCACCGGTGGCGAAATTGTTCTTGTTCTTCGGGTTCTGCCCCAGCGACGAGGTGTAGGCGAGGTTGACCCGGATCGCCTCATCCTTGATCCCGCGCAGCGTCTGGGTGACGTGGGTGGCGAAGTCGCCGACGTCCTTTTTCGACTGGTGCAGGTTCGTGATCGACACGTGGGTCGGCACGTTCTTCGGCAGCTTGTCCAGACCGTTGGTCTTGTAGTCCTCGGCCTGCCGCTTCGCTGCTCCGGCGGTGTTCGTGACGTTCGTGTTCACCGCGTCGGGGATGTCGATCAGTGACGTCGCCAGCGCCTCGGCCTGCTTCTTGTTGAGGCCCATCTGGGTCGCGACCTTGATGAACTCCGCGCGCGCCGTGACCGCAGTCTTGCGGGCCACGTCGTTGCTCTTGCCGGACTTCAGCATGGCGTCGGTCTGGTCGTTCGCCGCCTCAGCGAGATCGTTCAGCGCGGAGCGATTGGCGCGACCCTCTGCGGTGCTGATGTTGAGGGTCCGGCCGTTCTCCTTGATGCTCGCGGTCGCATCGTCCAGCGACTCCTGGAACGAGATCTGCGCGCCACTCAGCGACAGAGCGGCACCGGAAGCGGCGTGCATCCTGTCGATCAGGTCATCGAGGGACTCAGTCTCTTCCTTGATCTTCTCGTTGGCCTTCTTGACCGCGTCCGCCTGGAGTTCCTGGGCGGTCTTGTGTTCCTTCGCGCCCTCGCCCGCGAGCTTCTGCACCCGCTGGGCCTCGGTCAGCTGCTTGTTCGTGCCGAACAGCGCGTCCTTCAGCGCCTGGGCAGCGGCGCCTTCCTGGTAGAGATCGTAGGCGGCCTGGGTGGTGACGGGGCCGTTGGTCTTACCGGCCTCGATCATCTTGTCGAGCTGGGAGACAACGCCCTTCAGTGCCGACTCATTACCGAGCGCGGCTTCGGTGATGGTGGACAGGTTGAACCCGAGATCCTTCGCCTTCTGGGCAAGGCCGTTCTGCGCCAGCTCGTTCGCCACGTACGCCTTGGTGTTGCCAGTGATCGCGCCCGTCTGCTCATCGAGGGTCTGACGCAGATCCTCAGCCCTCTGCTTCGCCTCCGCGTTCTTCTTCGTGAACGCGCCGTAAAGGATCAGGCCGGCCGTGATGGCGACACCCACAGCGCCCATCGCCAGCGTCAGCCGTCGTCCTGTGGCGCCGAGGTTCTGCCACGCCTCACGTGCTTCGCTGGCAGCAGAGGCAGCCTTCAGGAGACCCGCAGCACCCAACCCGCCCACGGTGGCGACAGCGCCGAGCGCGAGGCCGACCTTGGAGACGCTCTCCGGGAGGTTCCCGATCCCATCCACCAGGAGGCCAGCGCCCTGCGCCAGTCCACGCAGAGCATCGTTCGCACCGGAGCCCTGCTGGATGAGGGCGGTGTCGATCGAACCGCCGAGGCGTTCGATGTCGCCCTTCAGGTTGTCGGTCTTGATCGCAGCGGTCTCGGCGGCGAAGCCCTGGTCGTTGACCTTGTCGGTCCACTCCGCGATCCCAGCGGCACCCTCGTTGTAGAGGACGCTCGCGGCGCGGATCGCGTCGGAGCCGAAGATGGTCGCGAGGGCAGCGTTTCGGGTCTGCTCCGACACCCCGCCCAGCTTCGTCTTCAACTGCTCGGCCAGCGGAGCCATCCCCATGAACGCGCCATTGGCGTCGTACACGTTGATGCCGAGTTCCTTCAGAACCCCGGCCGCCTTCACCGACGGGTTCGCCAGCGCGAGGAGCATCGTCTTCAGCGACGTACCCGCGTCCGAACCGAGCAGGCCGGCCGAGGCGAACGAGGCCAGGGTGCCGGTGGTCTCCTCGATGGACAGGCCCATCTGCGCCGCGACCAGACCGCCCTGCTTCAGGGCATAGGCCATGTCACTGACTTCGCCCTGCGCCTTGCCAGCTGCCGCCGCGAGGAGGTCGGCGACGTGTGGGACCTCGTCACCGGACAGCTTGAACTGGGTCATCGCAGTAGCAGCGACCTCGGCCGCATCTGCGACCCCCAACTCACCAGCAGCAGCAAGGTCCAGCGCGCCCGCCAGACCGCCACCGAGGATGTCCTTTGTGGACACGCCCGCCTTGGCGAGATTCTCGATGCCGGCCGCGGCTTCGGTAGCGGAGAACGCGGTGTCCTTGCCCGCCTTGATCGCGGCCTCACGCAGCTCCAGCATGTTGCCCGCAGTCTCGTGCGTGGCCGCCTGAACGCCGGACATGGCCTGGTCGAAGTCGGCGAACTTCTTCACCGCGACCGCGATCCCAGCGCCGGCAGCAAGGCCCACGACGCCGAGGCCACGGGCCATGGTGTCCAGGTCGCCCTTATTCTTCTGGACGTTCTTCGACAGCCCGTCCGTGAAGTCCTTGGCCTGACGGTTCGCCTGCTTCAGCCCGGCAACGAACCCGTCGTTCTTGAGGGTGAGTCGGACGGAGACGGTGCGATCGGCCACGGCCCGCCTCCTATGCTCGCTTGGCTCCCCACAGCAGGTGGGAGTGCTTGATCCTCGGGCGTCCGGTGTCCTTGTCGGGCCGCAGGACTTCCTCTTGCTTGGCGGCTATCGCCTTGCATTTGAAGCACTCCGTCGGGTCGAGGCCGGCCCAGTCGATGTCCGGGTTCGTGGTCTCGTGGAGTTGCCCACCGCACCCACCGGGGCACTTGCCCGCCCCGTACGCGGCGAGCGCGAGCATCCAGGCGCGCTCCTCGTCGTCCCACTCCACCTCAGGGATGGAGGAGATCAGGAGCCCGTCTTCGTAGGTGTAGTGAGTGGTGGGCTCCCAGCCGAGGAACCGTTTCCGGCTTACTCCGAGGGAGCGGGCGAGTTCGACGTCTCGCCTGAGTTCCGGAGAGTTCTCGAGGCGATTGCGGAGAAAGGGACGCGCTGATCACCACGGTTCAGCCAGGCAACCGCTTCGACCAGTTGATCCCACTGGCCCTGGGTCAGTTCCTCGAGGAGCTTGTCGCGGGTCTCATCGTCGAGTTCGGGTTCCACCCAGCAGGCGGGGACGGCGTCGTTGTAGATCGACATGTCGAACTCTTTGGCGTCGTCCTTGGAGGGATGCTTCGCCACTAGATCAGCCCATGCCTTGCGCGGGAGCGCGCGGAGCAGGACGTCGATGGTGGAGTCCTGCGCCTCGGCGATCAGGGCGTTGATCTGCTCGGCGAGGGCCGTAGCCTCCGGGTTTCCGCCGAGGGACTTCAGTTCCCCGTCGGCGTCGCGGAGCTTGATCAGTTCGCGCTCCAGCCCTTCGATCTGCAGCTGAATGTCGCCGCGCAGATTCAGGGGCACGACGCGCTCGCCGCGCTTGGCGTTCTGCACCAGGGCGCGGATCTTCTGGACGTCTTTCTTGGTGGTCATCTTTGGCTCCTTGGCTCTGGCTCTGGTCGTGCGGAAGGCGCCGCCGGCCCGAGCCAAGTAGGCCGGCGGCGCCGATCAGGGTCAGGCCGCAACGATCGCGTCGAGCTCCGGCTGGGACGAGACGTACCAGCGCGACCCGAAGGTCACACCACCGTTCGCTGTGGTCGGGTTCGGCTTCCTCTCGCCCGCGACACCGGGGAACACCAGGCACTTCTGCGCGGCGGCATAGTTGGTCTCGTACGCGACGCCGTACCGCAGGACGAGGAAGCCAGTCAGGCCGCGGAGCATCGTGGTCCACGCCACGTCGTCCACGGTCGCGATGTGGCGGTACATGGTGAGGTCGATCGCGTACGTCGCGCGGCCGGGGGACTGGGCGTCGAACGTCTCGCACAGCGCCGGCAGGGCGACCACGGCCTCGTCGACGGAGACGCTCAGGCCGTCGGCGGTGATGAGGCACTCCAGGTCGACACCGCCGTTGAGCGCGGTGGCGGTGGGGGCTGCGATGTCCGCGATGGACACCACGAATGTGGCCTTGACGTTGCCATCGGCCAGCATCTTCGCCATGAGTTACTCCATTTCCGTACTGGCCGCGGGCGCGGCATGGGTGGGCTGGCTCGGCAGGTTCTTCTTCGGCTTCGCCTTGTCGGGGGCCGGGCCGTCAACGGGCTCCCAATCGGGGAGGTTGGGTAGCGCCGACTCCGGGAGCGACGCCACGTCGCCGGTTTCCTTGTGCCTGACGCGGACGAACTTGGCCATCAGGCGTACACCGCGAACAGGTTCACCGAGGTGTTCGGCGCGGCGGTGACGTCGATCAGTCCGTCCACCGGGTCGGCGAGGTCGGCGGGCAGCATGAACGCTGCGTGGAGACCGGCGGTCACCGAGATGGAGGTGATGTCCGGCTCCGCCTGCCCGTATCGCGTGGTACCGGGGGCCGTGATCGTCAGGACAGTGGCGGACGCGTTGCCGTTGTCGACGATCAGCAGGATCCGCTTGCCGGCGGGCGCGATCGTGTCCGGACCCGCAGTCGCGGTGGTGTTCGTCAGGAGAATGCCGTCCAGGTCGGCCGAGACGACAGGGATTGCTGCCATGAGAGGGGCTCCTAAGAGAGGCGGCCCCGCTCGGGGACCAAAGGGTCAGGCTGGGGAGGATGTGAAGCTCCAGCCGTCCACCGCGTAGAAGACAGCGGGTGAGACATCGCCGTCTCGGCGGGCCGGCTGGGTGTACTCGTTGCGGATCAGGCCTGTCTGCTGCCCTGTGATAATGGGGCGCACCTCTTCGACGCGCTCCCGGATCTTGTTCGCGTACAGCTGGGCCTGCTCGGTGGTGGACCCGACACAGGTGGTCTGGATCTCGTTGTCCGCCCGCGACCGCTGACCACAGAGGGCCTGGCTGTCGGGTTGCTTCCACGGCATCGCCGGGTGCACCACGACATACGGGGGCGCAGTCAGGTTCGGGGTGAAGGTGACGTACTTGTTCAGGTCGCCGAGGAGAGTGAGGAACGCCTCCACGTGCGGCTGCTGGCTCACAGGATGTCCTCAGCGACGTCCTGGATCGCCTTGACGTACCTCGGCTCCTCGGCCTTCGCGGCGGGAAGGAGGTGCGGGATCGGGGCGTTCTTCGAGGTGCCGAACTCCAGGATGTTGCCCAGAGCACCCTGCCTGCGGTTCTTGTCCGGGCCGATCACAGCCTCGATCTTGCCGGGCGACTCGGAGGTCTCGTAGGTGATCGACTGTGGGTAGTGCGGGGCGTGAGACAGGCCAGACGCCAGCTTCTGCGCGTCCGTCTTCACGTTCAGCGCACCCCGCTGCACGATCGGGCGCACCTGACGGGGATGCTCCACGGCGGCCTTCGCCAGATCAGCGCCGAGTGCATCCATCTCGGAAGCGTCGAAGTCGATCATGACTGCGTCTCCTCCACTGCGAGACGGCGTGCCGTCATGTAGGACTTCTGCACCAGAGAGACCACGCGGAACCGCTTGCCCACCAACTGCGGGTCGTTGGCGCTAGCGGTGTGAGTCCACACGTCGTCCACCGCTGCCTGCGGGGCGGACATCGGGATGTGGACCTCGAAGCGGGTCTCCATCACGACCCGCTCACCCGCGTCGACGCCGTGGCCAATCGCGTCGGTAGTCTGCACCTTCCCGACGCCTGCGTACTTCAAGGTGCCGAGAACTACGGGGTAGGTGCCGTCCGGGTTGATCGGGCCCTGCGTGCTGGGTCCTCTGAGTTCGCCTTCTTCGCCGACCATCTGCTCTTCGGCGAACTCGCGGCCCGCTTGGAGGGCTTCACTGGCGGACATCAGGCCGCCGTGTTGATGCTGCCGGTGGCCGGCCGGCGGGCGTACTTCTTGCGAAGCGCCTTCCCCAGGGCGCCGAGGTCGGAGCCAAGGGAGGCGTCGGCGAACGCCTCGCGGTAGTCGTCGATCGACCGCGAGGAGAGGTTCTTCGGGTTGTTCATCTGCTGCCCCGCGAGCGCGAGACAGGCATCCCACGCGAGCGCGATGCCGTCAGACTCCGCCGCGTAGCCGTGGGTATAGACGACGTCGACCTCGTGCTCTTCGCACAGATCGGCCCAGGTGCCTTCATTCAGGATCAGCCTGGAGCCACGGAGCTTCCACGCCGTGGTGGCGACGCCGTCGATCTCCACCGACGTCACCGCCACCACCGGGCGTTCAGGCAGCCATAGGACCCGCGAGATGGGTGCCTGAACGGTGATCTCGTCATCCACGACCAGGCTGATCCACTGGTCGGTGATGGCGCGGATTCGCGCGGTAGCACCCTCCAGGAACTGGTCAGCCTGCGACTCCTCGGCCGCGGTGAAGGTTCTCTTCAGCCGGGCCGCGAGATCGTCAGTGGTCGCGAACGACGCCATCAGGGCCTACGCGAACAGTCCGCGGAGGACGCCGTGAGCGGCCTGGTTGCCGTAGGCAAGGCCGATCTCGCCGTACACCTGGGACTTCTCGGAGGCGCCGGTCTTCGCCAGCTCCTCCTCGAACAGGACACCCTTGCCCGGGATGTTCAGGAACACCGGGTCGACCATCTCCAGCGACACCACGGCCAGGGCATCGGCGGGGAGCGCCCGCTCGGTGACCAGGTTCAGGGTGCCGAAGTCGGTGACGATGGTGTCCATCGCGACACCGCCCACGTTCCGAGTGCCAGCCATGATCCCGGCGGTCGAGGAGTACGCGGTCGCATACGCCTTGGTGATCGCGCGGCGCTGACCGGACGGCACGAACAGGGTAGCGGTGCCCTGCTCGTTGATGCCGCCGTTGTCGAACACCGACTGCAGCAGCCCGCCCACCAGGTCGGGGGTGACGAGGGTCGCGGCCTTGATGCCGTAGTACGACACGGTGGCGGTGCCCACGGTGATCGCGGTTCCGCCCTTGGTCGCGGCGATCTTGAACGAGGTCGTGCCCGTCACCGACTTCACCCAGTAGGCGCGGCCGACCACGATCGTGGTCGAGGCGCCGACGTCGGTGAAGACGACCTTGTCATCGGCCACGAGGTTGTGGGTCGCGGTGATGGTATCCGTCGCCGCCGACGCGCCCACGGTGAGCGGGTTCGTCGAGTCGGCGATCTGGGCGTTCGAGGTGATCACGGACAGCAGGCCGGCCGTGGCGCGAGCGGTCGAGTTCGTGGTCGGCTTCACCTTGACGCCGTTCCAGAACACGTAGTTGGTGTCCCGGGCGATCTGCTTCAGCGTCTGCATGATCTGCCACGCGTGCTCGTCGTTGACCGGGTTCGGTCCGCCGTCGTTCGAGTTGAACGGCGCGGCCTGGACCGTCGCGTACTGCTGCGACGTGGCCTGCTTCGTGTATGAAGTGGTCACGGCCTCCTGGAAGATCTGGACCACGTTCTCGACCTGGCCACGGACGCGCGCCTCGGCGGTCGGCGCGTCAGCACCTTCCAGGCGGGGCCGCGACGCTGCATCGCGCAGGTCGTAGGTCTGCCACTCGAACGCGGTGGAAGTGGTCTGCTTGCCGCCGCCGAGGCCGCCGGCAGCGGACAGGAGCGGGGTGTCGGCGGGAGTGAGGGCGAAGAGTTCGCCGTGGTAGTTGGGCTCGTTGAAAGTCGTGCCCATCCCGGTGATACCGGACATGGAACCCTCCTAGGGCTTCGTCTTGGCGGCAGCAGCTTTCTGCTCCCGCAGGGAGATGACGCGCACGAAATCGCGGGCCTTCTGGGCTTCGGCGATCTCGGCGTCGATGTCTGAGACTCCCGGTCGTGCACCCTGCGCCGGGTCCGGCTTCGGTACAGCCGGCTTCGGGTCGCCGCGCCACGCGAGCAACTTGTCCGCCGCTACACGCATGGCCGCTTCGTCGTTGCCGGTGAGGAGCTCGGCGTCGACACCCTTCTCGGCCGCGACCTTGTAGCGGGCGAGTTCGATCTGGGCGTCGGCCGCGGCCTTCTCGGAGGCAGCGAGTCGCTCGGCTGCCTTCTCGGCCTCGGTCTTGTCGCGGTCCTCGAACGCCTTGACCTTCGCCGCGAGGTCGGCGTTTGCCTTCTCGGCGGCAGCGCGGGCCTCGCGTTCGGTCTGGAGCGCCTTCAGTCCAGGTGCGCCGAGCGGCTCGTCGGGCTTCGGCGGGTCGCCCACCGGAGCGACCGGGGTCGCAGGTACTGCAGGGACTTCGGGGACCACTGGGGGTGCAGCGGAAGCCGGGGCTTCCGGAGCGGGTACAGACATCGTGCCTCCATCGCAGAGGGTGTTACGCCCATCCCGGAATCGCCCCGGGTGGGAAGTCAGATGAGATAGCCGGCCTGCTGCAGGAGGCTCAGTGCTTCGGTGCGGTCGTCGCCTGCGCGGCGGTAGACGGCATGCAGCCGGGCACTTCCCGGCAGGGTCATGTACAGCGACTCCCTGCCGTTCACGACACGGCTCATGTTCGCGCCGTCTTCGATCGCGGCCTGTTCGATCTTCGTCAGGCCGCGGATCTGGCCTGAGGCGAACAGCGCTTCGGGGTCGGTCCGGACATCCCCGGCTACATTCTCGCGGGCCGGGATATGGCGGCATCCACAGTTCGGGTGCCTCAGGAACCCCTGATTCCAGGCGAACCACTTGCCTGCCTGGATCGCGCAGCGGGGGCAGCACGGCGCGTTCACCATGCGCACCCACCCGACACGATCGCGGGTCGTGATCGCCACGCCTGCCGCGACCCTTGCTGTGTCGCTGATCGCCGTTGAGACCATCGACTCGAGGCGCCTCAGATCCGACGCCTCAGCCAATGGGGGCCGACTGTCTGCCGCGACAACTGCGGTGTTCACGGCAGCCTCAGGTGGGGCGTCGATCCCCTGCTCGGAGAGCATGTCGTCCACCGAGGCCGCAGCGTCTCGCGCCGCGTAGGTCTGCAGCAGGATCAGGGCTCTCGTCGCAGAGGCTGGACTTCCAAGACCCCACGCCCTGCGAGCCGCAGCGAGACCCACGAGTACGTAGCGCTGCTGCTGACGGTAGTGCGCGTCAGCCGACCGGAGCATCGGTGGCCGCGGGACGTAGGGCCGCCGTCAGGACCGGGTCCTCACGTTCGGCGTCGCGCATCTCCTTGAGCCGCTGCCGGCGGGTCGCCGAGTAGCCCATGTCTTCCCAGGCCGCCTCGGTCGGCAGGATGCCGTCAGCGTGGAGCTTCACCACCGCGTCAGCCTTCTGCGCGATCGTCGGCGTTGCGGCGTCGCGCCACAACATCTCCAGCCGCTGGTACTTCGGGTCCCAGTCGCCGGTCTGGAACCGGTTCACCAGGCGCCCCACGCGCTCCCAGGATCCACCGAAGCCGCGCTGCTTGCGCTCGGCACGCTTCACGAGACGGGCCTCACTCGAGCGGATCGCGTCCGCCGAAGCCGGGTTGTCCGTCGTGAAACCCAGGAACTGCGGCGGCAGGCCGGACAGGGACGCCACGATGCGGGCGAGCTGGTTGAGGGTCTCGTGGAAGTTCCGCAGGTCGGCCTCCGGGAATTGCCCGACCGCGACACCGTCTTCCTTCGGGGACTTCTCGGTACGCCACACCCGGCCGGCGATCGCCTCCCACGTCGAGAGGGGGTTGCCTTCCTCGTCGGTGAAGTCGTCCTCGTCGAAGCCGAGGGCATACCGGCGGGGCATCGCGTGGAACTCCGCCGACACCATCATGTCCGTCGCTGACTTGCACGCAGCGTCCGACAGTGGGATCACGTCAGCGAGCTCGGAGACGCCGCCGGGGATCATCAGCCGCTGGCGGTTCACCAGGGGGACAACTGACAGTTCGCCGAGGTTGTGGTCGTCACGCTCGACGACCTTCCAGCCGGCCGAGTTGGTCCGCTGATACCAGATCCGGGCGTTCGGCAAGTAGAGCATCGCGTTGTCCGCGAACTGCCCTGCGTCTCTTCCCGGCCACCGGTCGGACCAGCGCTTCAGCCCAGCGACAGGCTTCCGGGTGCGCGGGTCGGCCTCGACGTACATCTGCAGCGGCGACTCAAGCGTCACCAGAGGCGTGCTCGAGTCGTTCTCGTTCGTGCCCACCACGGCGTACGAGCGGCGCATCACCATCGCGTCCAGATGCCCCTGCTGGGACCACTCGTCGAGGTCGTTAGCCTGCCACACCCGCCACAGATCTTCGTCGGCCTCATCCGCGTCGGGGAGGCGGAAGCCCTCGACGTCGAGGCGTTCCTCGATCGAATCAGCAACCAGCCGCGGCCAGTTGATGATCACCGGGCGGAGCCGGTCGCCCATCTCCAGGAGGAGCTTCGGGTGCATGTACGACAGTTCCTGGGTGCCCTCGTAGTACGAGTTCAGCGCCTTCAGGGACGGGAGTTCTTGGTTGTGGCAGCGCATCAGCCGGTCAAGCCAGTCCTCAGGCGTCAGATCGGCCACCGAGCCACCGCCTTCCGGGTCAGCGCATGACGACCATGCGAGAGGACTTCTTCCGCTTCACCAACCCAGCGGACATCGCGTCCAATCGGGCCTGCCACGACAGACCGCCGGCCATCGCGGCGTCGATCTTGTTAGGGGAGTCGTGCCGTTCCTTGCTCATCACCCAGAGAGGCTTGCCCTCGTCGTCGACCATGTGGATGTCGCGCTTCTGCGCTGCTCCGATGTGCCGCGCGAAGTCGCCGGATCCGTCATTGGTGACCTCGCCGGCCTTGATCGCGCCTGCGTAGGTACGGCACATCGAGGCCGTCTTCCGTAGGTTGCGCGAGTCTGTGTAGAACTCCGCCACGACCTTGTGTCCGTACTTCCCGGAGTAGGTCGCTAGCCGCTCATCCCAGCCGGCCGCCGGGTCGCCATACATGCGCAGCACCTTGAAGGTGTCGAACACGTCCTCGACAACCTGATCAACCTCGATGGGCGGGATGCCGTCATCGCCGAAATCTTCCGGCTTCCACAGGCCGCGCAGCCACTGCCAGCCGGTCTCCATGTGGGTCACGACCAGCGCTGTGGTGTCCTTCCAGCGGGACCCGTCGAGCCCGATCGAGACCTGATCGCCGAATGGAATCTTGAAGTCCGGCACAGCGAGATCGTCACGCCACCGCTTCGCGTCGAACGCCTGCGCATCCGCCTGTGTCCAGCGGTTCAGCCAGGTCCGCTCGAGGTACCGCAGATCGGCGCCGGGGCGGTCCCACTGCTTCGCGATACCCCGAAGGTCCGACCATGCCGCCACGGCGGGACCGGACGCCTCCCGGATCGCCTCGACGCGGTGCGCCAGGAGTTCCAGGTCGTACTCTTCGCCCGTGGACGGGTTGTGCGTGCCGGCCTCGCGGTGGAAGTAGAAGAGCTCAGGCTCCTCGATCCCACCTTTGTCGATGAGTTCCGCCTCATCCTTGTCCTTCTCGGCCACCGACCCGCCGCCGGGGATTCCGGCAGTGGTGGTGCCGAGCGACCAGGGCTCGTCGAGGGGGCGCTTCGGGAGGTTCGCCTCCATCGTCTCGTACGCATGGAGGTGTGACGGGAGCACCAGGCGGTGGGTCTCGTCGTAGTACTGGTGCGTCGTGCGGGCGCCGTCGCGGGCGTTCGGCGACTGGGCCAGCGGGACGGCCTTGCCGTCGGCCTTGCCGCGCTCATTGATGCGGACGATCCGCTCGAGGCCGGCGTCGAACAGGTCCGCGTCAGGTCCCTCGGTGCAGACCGTGTAGAGCACGCCATAGGCGAGCTCCATCACCTGCTCTTCGGTGTACGCGAGCATCGGGATATACGGGTCGCGCACCGGCCGGCCGACAGGGTTACCTGAGGCGTCCCAGCCGTCGAACCGCACCGGCGCCTCAGGGTGGAGCTCGGCGAAGCAGATCCAGCCGCCGACCTCGGTCTTCGCGGTGCCCTTGCGCCATGAGAACCGCACGCGGCGGAACCGTCTCTTTCCGGCGAGCTCGTGGCCCTTCGGGTAGACCTCGTACGCCTTCCAGATCGCGGCACGCTTCTCGTCGTCCAGTTTCGCCGGCAGACCCTTCAGGGAGCCGGGGCCGAACACGGCGCGCTCCTCGATGAGGTCGCACACGCCCCCGCCGAGAGAGGGCCAGGGCTCCTCGTCGAACGGCGGGACGATGAAGGTGGTCAGACGGCCCGCAGCGTGGCGCGCGGGTCGGTGCCTCCGTCAGCCTTCGGTTCCGGTGTGGGACGGTGACGTTCGCCGCGGCGCTGAGCTTCCTCGGTGCGCTCGATCTCCCACTGGAGGCGGCGGCGGTCGATCGGCGAGAGGCCGAACCGCTGGGACTGCTGCCGGATCTCGGCCGCGATCGGCATGCGCTCCCGGCTGTTGCCGGCCATCCAGTAGTCGTCGACGAGGACGGCGAGCATGTTCAGGCCGTGACGGTCGGACTCGTCGAACTCGGGAGCCATCGGCGAGGACCACACATCCCGCCACCACTCCCGCGTCTGGTCGTGCCAGGCCATGCGATTCGGTAGATCGGGGATCTCAGCCGTCGGATCTGCCTTCAGCACAGACGCGGTGGAGGTCTTGTTCCGCCGCTGCCGGGTCGAAGGGTCCTTCGGTGCAGGTCCAGGCATGATGTGCTCCCATCCAGGCGGCGTCGCGCCACCAAAGGGGCCAGCAGGCATCGCGCGTGCTGACTACTGCGTGTTACGAATGTGACTCAGAGAACCCGTACAGACCGAAATCCGCCTTCCCGGCGGTCTTTTG